TTCACAAACCCGATCACCTGCGGGCCCGCCCAGTCGAAACCGGAAAACGCCACCACAACCTCGTCACCTGTCTCGAACGCGGCCGCGTTGCAGCTCATGTAACTGATCGGCACATCGGACAACGTATCGGCCCGGTTGATCTCAAGCCCCTGCTGGCTGCTTGACACGTTGGTCAAGGCGATATCACAGGTGTCGGCCGCATAATCTATATCGGTAATTGTCCCTGTCCGGTAAGTCGGTATCCACCTCTGCATGCCGGGCAGAAAGCCGAGATTTATGAAGTTGGCAAGCGGTTTCATGGCCATTGTCGGCACAAGCTGACCGTCCCGGTCGGCGTCATAAACGGCGTTGTCCTCATATCCCGGCTGAATCAGCAGGCCATTGTCTGGCTCCCGACCGATCTCGATGGTACCCACATTCCCGGACAAATCGGTTGTCAGGTCGGTGCACCACGCGGACACGGTCTCGTCATCCGGCACCTTATCCGTATCCTGTAAATAATCGATCCGCTTCTGCGCGGACAGCTTGCGGGCCTTGGCATACAATGCCTGCGTCTCTGTTGATTCTGCGTCGTTGATCACGTTATCACACGCCTGTATATAGTCCTCAAGTTCCGATATGGCCGCATCGATGCCGGTGCGGTCGTATTGAATCTCGACGCTGTACAGCCCGCTGCCCTGATGTGATATGATGGTGCCCTTGCCCATTATGATGTAAGCTTTTCCTCCACGAGTATGGTTATATCCGCCCTCCCGTCCACCATGCGGATTTTCTCGATTGTGCCCTTGAACACACCCTTGCGGCATGATACCCGGACGGATGTATAATTGCGCTGCAAATAAACAATAGTGGTGTGCTGACTGTCCGTAATAGATGCAATGGACAGCGTGAACGTCCGGTCACCGTCAACCACGCCGGAATGATCGATATACACGCCGCCGTCCAGCGTCTTTTTCCGGGTCACGCGGGCGGCCGGTTCCCGCAAAAGAGTCTCCGGCGACTCACTAAAAACGATTGTCCCGGCATTATCGACCGTTGATGTTGATATTGATATCATTACGCAACACTCTCCCATCCAAGTAAAAATTCATTTGCGGACTCGTTGAACTCGGTCTGCATCAATTCAAGGATGTTCATCAAAACCAGCTTGAGCGCCGGTTCCACGCTGTCGTCAACCGATATATTCATCATGGGCTCGCCAGATTCCATGCGGTCAATTTTGAGATCGTTCAATTTAACCTGCTGTTCAAGTAGCTTCCTTTGCTGCTCAAAGGCTTGTGCCCGGCGGTCGGCCTCTGCCTCGAAATAATCCTCGATGTCCCACCGCGCGAACGTGTCCAGGCTGTCATCAGCCAATGCGCTCATAGCATCCCCGATACTCTGCCCTGTTGACTCGATGGCGACATTCGCGGAGTTGAGCGCCGCTTCTACTTTCCTGACAGACGCCTCAGCCTGTGCGATATCAACCTTGGCCTCCCATTCCATTTTTGTCTGTACCGTATCCGCAACCGCTTTTATCTGTGCGATGTCCTTGTCAATCTCGGCCATCTTGATGTCTGCTTCGACCTCAAGTTTTTTTTCGGCCAACTTGTCAATTTCATTTGATGCTTTTTCAGTGTCAACATCCGGCTCGATGGGATTTGCATCGATGCCTTCTTTTGTTCCAACCCACACATCATCCAGGGCCTTAATTGTCCTTGCCCAAGTCTCTCCGACGGTTTCAGTGCTTGCAGCGTCGACCTTCATTTCCATCGGTTTTTCAATCTCGCTGGCTGCCTCGCGCTTTATCCGCATCAGGTCTTTTATTTCAAGGATGCCCTCATCCGCTGACACCTCCAGCACCACCTCGTTTGACATGCCCTCAACATCATAGCCCAGGCCCTTCAGGTCTTTTCTCAGCCATCCAAGGTCCGTCGAATATTTATTGATGTTTTGTATCCAGCTTGCAACCGCCCGGTCAAAAGAACCGGCCGCTTTTTCTGCCGCCTCTTGTTTTCCGGTGAAGCTGATTATTGAGTCCACCCATTCCCAAGTTTTTTCTGCCGCGGAGGAAACGCCCGGAACATATTTATTGATAAGCGTGCCGACGGCGTACCCGGCCGCAGCGGACAACCCAAGAAGCCCCGCGTACCCGGCCGCTGATCCGATTGCGGAAGATGATGCCGTCGCCAGCTTTCCCAATCCCATTGTCCATGCCGCTATTTTTTCAACAAACAATAAAGAAAAGAACCCGGTCAAGACCCCCTTCAATGCGTCAAAGGCTTGAAAAGCAATGTTGACGGTCTGAGATAGACCGGCTATTTTACCGGCCAGCTCTGCCCCTTGGCCGGCAGCACTCCCGGCCTTTTCTCCGATAAGGCCAATGGCCTTGGCCATCGGCTCTATTCCCTCAAGGAATCCTTTTGTGAATTCAGTCAACCCCTGGAACAAATTAACAAGCCTCTGTATGCCGTTTTCAAGCCCCTCAACCGTGCTGAGATCAATTTTATCACCGAGCATAAAGTCAAAGACGGTTTTCACTTCATTGCCAAGGTCTCGGAACGCATCCATCAAGCCGGTAAAATCTATGTTCATAAGGGCCTCAGGTGCGTTCTTTGCTACCTCCTGCAATGTGTTTTTAAACTCTTCTGCAAAATCGTCCAGACCTTCAAAAATTGTATCAAACGCCCCCTGATCTATAACGTCACGGAACCCCTGCAAGAGCTCTTTGCCTGCTTCCGGTATCCCTTCAAAAGATGATAAAACACGGTCGCCGATATCGATCAACGTGACATCGATATTGTTGATCAGCTCCTGAGTTTTCAGCTTGACGTCATCCGCCATTTTACCGTAGGCCGTTGTCAGGCTGCCGGTTGTTTCTTCTGTCTTTTCGAGCGTGTCGGCAAACTTTATGGCCCCTTCACCAGTGAGCGCCATCACAATATTTAACGCCTCAACGGAACCAAACAGCTTTGTCATCTGTGACGTGCTGCCACCGGTTTTCTCTTTTACTACGTCCAGGATGCCTTTCAACCCCTTCGCTTCAAGCGCCTGAGCGTTGAATTGGATGCCCAACTTCTCAGCCATGTCCGCAGCTTGGCTGGTCGGCTTAATAATATTTGAAACCGTCTGCTTCAATCCGGTGATGGCTTCGCTTGTAGGCAAACCAGTAGATGTCACAGCCGCTATCGCCGCAGAAAGTTCAGCAAAAGACACCCCGGAATTGGCTGCAATGGATGTGACGTTCGCAATCTTCTGAGCAAGTTCCGGCATGGTGGTTTGTCCCTGCTGTACCGTCTCGAAAAAGATTTCTGCGTATTTTCCAGCCTCATCTGATTCAGCGCCATAGGCATTCATGACAGAAACGAGTGCCTTCAAAGATGAACCCAAATCCGCCTTTGTGCCCACGGCAAGGCGTTCAGCGTCAGATAAAGAGGCAAGGGAATCTTTGTAGTCCACGCCGGCGGAGATGGCAGAATATACCGCCGCATTAATATCCTGAATGCTTTTTGATGAATCTGTTGCATAGTTCAGGATGTCGGAACGGAAATCCAGCATCCCTTGACCAGTTTCGTCGACCAGTGTTGTGATTTCACGAAAAGATGAATCAAAGTCTGCTGCTTTTTTCCCGGCATATGCCAACCCTGCCACTGCCATTGATATAAGTGCAGCCTCGGTCATCGCCGCTTTGCGGCCAATGTCGGCCAGCGGGCCCGTCACGTCTTGGACGTTCCCGGAAAACTCATCAAGGCTTTTGTTGGCAGCTCGTAGAGTTTTGCTTAGACCCTTGTCTGTACCGGCAAGCGTAACTTCGATTGTTTTTTTGAGGTCAGCCATTCTTGTGCCTCTTGTTCAGGTCGTCATAAAACAGGCCCCACAATTCCAATTCGGCCCGCGTCAGAAACCCGTAGGGGAAAATATCCGGGCGGACTTCATAAAGAAACCGGCCCTTCTGATGACAAAGCGTCATTGCTGCTCTGACTTCGCCGTCCTGCCAGAGTCTTTTTTTTTAGCAACCATTCGGCCCTGCCCGGTCAGCTCCATGATCTTGTTCGTGATCTGATAGAACTCGACCGGCCATGTTTCGGCAAACCGGACCGCCTGTGTATGATTCAGGTCCGGGTCAACTGTACCGACGGCGAACTGCTCAAGCCGCTTGGCCAGATCATCCGGGACAGACTCGGAGACGCCAAGCATTTCCCGCATGGCTTCGATCTTGTCCTGCCCCGCCGTGCCGCTCAACGCCTGCACGACCGATTCGATTGTTTTGGACCTGTCCGCCGCCTCGTGACACCGTGCCAGCTCCTCACCGGTGAGGCCGCGCACAATGAACACGGCCTCGTCTCCGTCGTCAAAAAACTCTTCGAGGTCATTGACACGCACCTCGGCGGTCCGGTCCTCGAACTTGGCCCTATCAAACTTTTTTACGTCAAAGCCCATTGCGACCCCTAGCTCGCGATACCGAACCCGGCTTCTGTGGCCGAGATAGTGCAGGCGGCAGAGATGTTGTCACCACCGGCAGGATATGCCCGCTCCATGCCGAGTTTGCCCTGACATAGCTGGTACGGGCTTTTGTTTCTGTCCGGATAAAATTTGAACCAGAGAATCTCGTCTTTGAACGAAACAATGTTATCAGTTATGGCGTCCTTCAAGTACGCCGTAAACGATCCCTGACCAAGGCTTGAGCTGCGGGAGGCAATCGTGGTGCCGTAAACCTGTGTTGAATTAACGGTATGGCTGTTTTCAGGCGGTACAAAGTCGTTTGCATACGGCTGATCAGCGAACTCAGGTTCGTAATAGCTGACATACACTTTCTTTGTGACCGTCGTTGTCCCGGAATCATCAGAATGAATCTCATCCATTGCGCTGATAAACTCCACAGTCGCCTTTTCCGCGTCCGCATCGTAATAGTTTACATCCCACACCGGATAGTCGTACCGCTCGCAGTGCGTGTTTATGATTTGTTTGATCTCTGATTCCGTGATGGCCGCTGCTGTCGTTGATGACATCCGCACCTGTGCCAGCTCAATGCTGGTTGTCGGAATAAAAGGCGGGCCACCGTCTGCACCCCTTGTCTCTGAAAATTCGGTATGCTCGGCACCCTCAACCTCGGTCAGCACGCCTGAGCTGTTGATCGTAATGGAACAGATTTTGTATCCGTCACCGCTGCCCCGCGTGATTGAAAAGTCGGTAGATGCGGCCACGGTTGTTGACACGCCGACCAGATAGCAGGTCAGCGCCGCGATATCGACCACGTCATTTGATCCGGAATCCGCAACAGACACATTGCCGCCGCTTACCAAGCCATTGGGCCGGACAGATACGTCATACCCGGACCGGCCGGACCAGAGGGTTGCTGATGAATAAAATGTCTTGTTGTCACCGTCATCGGTCAGTGCGGTGTAGTCGGTGAAGTCCTGCCCTGCTTCGTATTGCAGTTTGCCGTCTTCGGCTGTATTTAGGTTCGCCATTGTTTAACTCCTTGTTTTGGTTTTATATGCTCGTCTGAGTGAACGGGTCACCCAAATTTGTGCAGTATTCAACGTCGATATTGACATTGATCACTATTGCCTGTTCATTCTCATCGGGATAATCCTCTATACCGCCGCCCGCATACGTGATGTTGTTCACCTTGTCGATGTTGTCCCGGCCCCCGATCAGGTTGTCAATCAAATCGGCAAGTGCCACCTCACCGACAACGGACGGATTGTTCCCGCTCCCGATCACCTGTATTGCGTGGACGGCGACCGGCATCACGCAGAATTGCTCGCCGTATTTTTTTTCTGCCGTCTCAACACCGGGCAGCACAGCGATTGCCGGGAGATCGCCGGACTCGAAATAGATCAGTCCGCGGTGCACATCTCCGTACCCGGACAGCGTACCAAGCTGCGTCACGATATCCTGTATAATCTGTTCCCGTATGCTGTCCGCCATTATAAAAGCCCCTTATGCTTCTTCAGAAGATAATCAACCTGATGATCCAGCTCCTTGACCAGCCGGACACCGGCCTGATCCTCAATTTTTTTCATGATCGCAGGTTTGCCGGTAATGTCCTGTATTCTCGGCCCGTAAAGTGTTTCAATCGTGAACCTGTAATCATGCGGCAACGCAGCGTACACCATGCCGGGCTTTTTCTTTTTAGTGCCGACATGCTGCCCGCCGGGGCCTTCTTTATCCCGCCAGCCGACCAAGCGGTTCTTTTCTTGGTTCCCATCTTCATCTTTTCCGCCTTTTCCAAGGAAAATGAATGTTCCCGGGATCACAGACCGCTTGCTGTCTTTTCTCACCTTGACGCTGACGCCCCTTTTCTTTTGCTTGGCTCCGAACTGCTCCAGGTTCACCGGCCGGCCTTCACTCGTCACAACGCCGTGCATCCGCACTTTAGACGCCTTCGTGATTGTGATGTCCTTCTTGATCCGTTTCTGCGTCAAGTTCAGTTCTGCCGCCGTCTCCTTTGCCATGTCGGTCTCAACGCCTGTCAGCGACTTATTGACAGACCGCACAATCGCAGTCGGTGCGCCGTCCTTAACATCCCGCAAGGCATATACAACCCGGTTGATATCACTCCGGTCAACGTCAACGTGTATCATAACCGCACCATCTGCTTTGTCAGCTCCAGCGTTGATCCAAGGCTGTCCCGCCTCAGCGGCGGGTGGCTGACCTGATATGTCGTGCCGTCAAGCGTCACGGTGTCGCTGCCGGACGGGTCCGACACATCCGACGACCGCACCTGGATAACAACCGAATCAGCCGACACCTGCGGATACTGTTCAATGGCAGAATCATAGCTTTCGACGCATACAGTGATATCCGTACTATTGTACGTCGCAATGACACCGAACGTGTCAAACAGTTTATTTTGTGCATTGGCGAACGCTGTGTCGAATATTGATGTCATATCTCTGTCCACCCGTAAACGCCGGGCTCCCAAACATTATATCCGTTATCATCTACTGCCGTGCATTCCCATACCGCGCCGCCTTCCGGCCATTGCACTTTATCGCCAAGCACATAAGCATCGTGCGCCCCTTCCGGCTGTTTCCAGACCGGAATCACGCCCGCCGGTGCCGCCTCGGTAAACAGCGAATCAGCATTTGCGGGCGACCAGAAGTTCTGCTTATCGTGCGTCTTGATTGTTGTATACAAAACGCCTTTATAAACAAGCAGCTTATCCTCTTTAATCTTCGCCCCCACTTCAACATCAGACCACTTATCGTACAGCCCCATAATTGCCGAGATTTCCTCGTCAGTTAGTTCGGAGGCAAGTACAAGACCGGCAATCTCATCCCTCACCTGCTCCGGCTCGGTATGCTCCGGTACAGCATCATAAGGCACCTCCGTGATCGTATCTTTGCTGTACGTCCGGGTGTGCCCCTTTGCCTTCAGCCGGTGCTTGATGTTGCCGTCAGTATCGTAGACTATGCGCCATCCGGCGTCATTCGTGCTGATGCTAATACCATCTGTTTTTAAAGATTGTCGGATCATGCGTCGAACACCTCCACTTTGCTAATATCGTTTGGATCAAAACTTGCATCCGATCCGGTTAGATTTCTGGTGCTGCCGTCTGATGTTGAGCGGAGTTGCAGGGCGTCGGTGCCGAGGGCGGTGACAGGATAAACTGAAATACCTTTTAACAAGCACGTGTTGCCGTTTGTATCAATATCGAACTTAACTTCAAAAGCAACATTAGAACTAAGACCGGCAGTTAAATAAAAAGATAAGTCGGTATATGTATTGCCGGTGCTCTGCGCTGCCGTGCTTGACGCTGTGCCGCCAAACCTGATTTGAATAGGGACATCGGTATCCGTGCCATCTTTTGCCGTAAAGACTGTTTTATAAAGAACTCCTTCTTGTGCATTCATGCTAGATCGTAATACCTGACTGTATGCCGTTCGTTCGACCACATAGTGATCAGTATCAAATGTTAGCGTGCAATCTGTTAAATCCCAATCAGTCGTATCATCATCTGCCATATCATCCTCTAAGACTGCGGTATCCAACGCCTCCGCATCATCCGCCTGATACCCATACGCCCACGCCTGATTGTCAGAACCGTCAGTGACGAGGATGTAATTGTCATCATAGCCGGAAATATCGAGATCAGAGCACTGTAAAGCCGCCGCTCCGTCTGCTGTAGCCATCTTGAATGTGCCCGTGGTAACGGTCGCAATAGTAGAACGAGTGACAGTCCAGCCATTATCCACCAAACTGAGAATAGCATCAACACCAGTGCTTGATGGGGCGGAGTCTGTGCCGCTAATATCGAGAGTACCATTCGTGACGCCTGCTGAGTCGATGATACCAAGCCACGCATCGACAACGGCTTGTGAAAACCCGTTATCACTCAGGTCAATATCCGTCAGGCTTGATAGATCAGACAGGTCAAGGCCGGATACTTTTGCGGCGGTCGTGGAGAGGTTGTTGTTGCTCAGATCAAGCGCGGTAACAGCTCCGCCGGTGACGGTGACGCCGTGCCAGTTGCCGACAGTTGTGTCACTTTTCCAGCCGGTGTTGGTTGTCCAGGAATCTCCACCGGTGGCGTCATAAATAGCAATCAGGGCGTCGGCTTCGTCTTGGGAGATGTCAGAGGGAGTGAATCCCGCCAAAATCATGTACAGCCCGGCAGGGCGCGATCCAAGACTGTGAACACTCGGCTGGTGCATCGTCAGTGTAGTGCCCATCATTCCCCCAGTTCGGTCAGTATCACCTCGCCGCTTGACACGGATGCAGAGAAAGCCAACACGATATCCTCAACCTTACCGCTCACGCCTTCGATTACCCGCGTAGTGGATGCGGGCACTTCATACCCCGGCGTATTGCTTGTGCTTGTCAGGTACAGCGTCACGTCGGCGCTGCTGTTATTGTACAGCTCAAGGTTGTCAGTGTCGGCATGCAGGCTGATTGACGTTGTATCCGTGCCGGATGACGTGGCTGTCAGCGTGTCGTAGACCGCCTTGACCGGGTTGAAATACGGCGTGTCTGCCGTCTTTCCCCAGCCGTCCCGCGTCAGCAGTTCATGTGTTTCGACCGACTCGCCCGGCGCAACAAAAACCAGACTGCCGGATGCGTTCGTGACAGACCGCGTCGCGGTCGAATTGTTCGTATAAGTCGGCATTGTTCCCCCTATAATCCAAGTAGAAGTTTGACGCCGATAGCAAGCTGAGTGAACCCCATCGGCACAACAATCAGCCACAAATATCTGATCTGTTTCCGTGGGCATGACGCCTGATAAGTGTGCATTTTGGTCAGCACGCCGTCTTTCCCGGAGATATCTTCTATCTGTTGCCGAAACTGTCCCTGACATTCCCGGAGCTGGCGCAACTGCTCATCCTGCACCGCCATGTGGCTGAGTGTTGTGGCGATCTGCGCCAGCTTTCCGTCCTGCTCCTCCAGCTTGCTATATATGCGCTTGATATCTGTGTCGGTCATCATGACCTCCGACGTTAACTTGATGCCGTCATGTCAAGCAGATAACCGCATGCCTTGCTGATCTCACTCTTTGCGGAACCATCCTCATCATAGGAGGTGAGGAACGACTCACTGGAATCATGCCGGACCCTGAGAACGTCGCCGCGGACTTTATCGTCACGGTACTGCTCAACAATCGGCATGCTGCCGTTCTGCCCCTCGTTCCAGAGGAACGTGCGGCCGATAGACGGGTCTGTAATGTCGGCGGCCTCGGATGACGTTCTGCACAGCATGGCATACGTGCTACCCCAGATTGCCGACAGGCTTGCATCCTGACCCTTTTTGGCGCTGTTGTATATCGCCCCGGCAACCAGGATTTTATCCAGGTCAAACACGGTCCGCAGGTGCTCAACGGTCACCCTCCCGGTTTTGGCGGCGTCGGGGAAAAGCTGATACACCTGTTCTTTCAGGTCATCGTTCTGCCGCAACCACTTGTACCCTACCCACGGGATAATCAGAGTGTTGGGCTCAATGCCGTTGTCACGCAGAGAATCTTTCCCCTCGTCGATGTCATAGACAGGATCGGCTGACGCCGTGGTTGACCATGCAGTGGTGGCGTTGGTGGCCGAAAAATTGGACACGTTGAACAGCTTACCGGCAACCCGGTTTTCATGCGCCCGGAGAATCTTGTCTATCAGCATCATGGCGATAGTGGTTTCATATGCAAATTTGCTCGAATAGATCGCGGAAAGGCGGTCGTCAATCGGATATTCAAGGCCGTTGTCGTTGGTCGTGTAGAAGCCTTCCTCGAACGCTTCCGCAACACGGTTGTATCCGCCCATTGCGCTGCGTTTAACGTCATGGATGTTATACAGCGCCTCTTTCGGCATGACCGGATATGTTGATGTATATTCGGCCACCGGGAAAATAGGCATAACTTGCAGCCCGATAAATCCCATCGTGGGTGCCGCCCTCATGCCCTCATATACAGCCTGCCCCAGGTCAGGGCGGCTTAACGTGGTATCATTTGTCGGTCTCATAATATGTTCACTCCTTTTCGATTTTTATGATGTCAGAATCTGACGGGTGTATTCCAGCCAGAGGCCCACAACAATCACGTCGTCAGTGCCGAGCGTGCCGTCAGTGGGCTGCAAGGTAAGAGAAATCACTCCGGGAGCGCCGGACACGTCAGACGCTGAGATGGTAGCGGTCTCCTCCTGCAAGGTTTTTGCGGTGGCATCACCGGTCATGGCGGTAGTTGTGTCTCCTGCGTCTGCGTCTGCGTCATAAAGCGCCCCGTCGGTCAGGAAAAAAGCGCCCACGTCAAACGTGGTGGCGTCGCCCACAGTCGCGCCGGTCTTGGCTGCCAGCACATGCACAACCACATCTTCGCTCGAATCCAGATCGGGCGGAATCACAACATTCGTAATGATCGGGTCGGGGTTGGCGTGGTTGTTCCAGCGTATGCCGATGGCCTCGCTTCCGAGCGTGTCGATGCCGGGAGTTGTAGATGCGCCGTCGGAGAAGGCGGCCAGTACAGTGCCGTCAACCTCGGTGGCTCCGAGCAGGTTCACGGGCGCGATGGCCTGAGCGGATGCAATGTGCTGATAAATCTCCTGCAAAGCCGCCTCAACGGTGGCCGTGCTGGTAAACCCGCCTGAATCCGTGATTGATACGTTACCGGCAGTTGTCGCCACACCAGGATGCAGTACGGCTTCGATGATGTCGCCCTGTGCCGTCGCAGCCACAAGTGCCTTGAAATACGCCGTGCCGGAGCTGGTATCTGCCACGCGGCCATCATCCGCGCCGTACAGGTCTGATCCGGCGGAAAGTGCCTCGTCTGCCTCGACCAGGAACGAACCGTCTTTTGCAATGGGCTGCACGGCAATCGGATCGCCGGACTCTGCATTGTCCAGAGTAACCCCGATGAAATCCTCCCCGGCATCCGCATAGGACACGGTGACCGGTGAGGTAGTATAGTCAGACCCTTTCACCCGCCGGTAGGCTGCAAGTTCCTCGCCCGCCGTGAATGTTAAAGGGCCGTCAGTGTATTTTGCTTGTGTCGTCATGATGTCATCCTCCGTTTATGATTTCTGCTGCTTTTTCAGCCATGCCTGATGAAGCTCCGGCCTCTGAGCAACGACGGCTTTCAGCGCGTCGGCCCGTGAGCAGTTGTGTTTTGTCTGATACTCGTCAACCAGCTTTTCAAAATCCTCGGCATTGTCTGCACTGCCGCCGTCAACGTCGTTTGCCGTGTCCGGTGCGGATGACTGAATGCCGTCCAGAATCTGCTGGCGCGTGTCTCCTGTGTCCTGGTCTCCATCGTCTCCGGCAGTCTGCTGACCAAAAAGGTCACGGCTGACCCTCACCTGCTCCGCTGTCATACCGGTTTCGATCACCTTGCTCAGCTTTTCCCTGGCATCCTCGCCAAGTACGGCTTCAACCAGCTCAACCGTCTGCGTCTGCCCGTCTTCTGCTCCGTCAGCACGTGCCTGGTCAACCTCCTGCCGAACCTCCGCCCGGCCTGATTCCATGACCTGCGCGTAAAGCTCGGCATGCTCTGTTTTCAGTGTCTGTAAGTCCATAATATTGACTCCTGTGTTGTTGTTATTAATTTCCGCGATCAAGTCCTCCATGTTGCTGATCCGATCAGCCAGCCCGGCTTTAATCGCTTTGCTTGTAATCACCATGTCGCCTTGAAGGTCGATCACCTGCTCTCTGGTCATCCCCCGGTTTGCCATGACCGTTTCAACGAACACCTCGGCAATGGCGTCGGCGCGGGCTTGATATGTCTGCCGCCCCTCGTCTGTTGCCGGGTCCGGTCGTTTTTTCGGTGACACGGATGATATGATTTCGATTGTATTGTCTGACCTGCGGCGCGTGGACATCACCACGCCAATTGACCCGAACTCCGCCGTGTCCGCACCGACAATATCATCAGCCGCCGAAGCGATCCAGTAACCGGCGCTGGCGGCATAATCGCCGACATACGCGTAAACGGGCTTTTCAACTTTAGTCCGGATAAACCCGGCCAGCTCGGTAATCCCGCCCACCTGACCACCGGGTGAGTCGATCTGCAAGATAATTGCGGTCACGTCCGGGTTTTCAGACGACGCTCTTATTTCCCGCATGATGCCCTCTGCCGAAGGGAAGCCAAATACCCATGACAGGATATTGTCATAATGGAATATCGGGCCGATGATTTCGATAACGGCCACACCGTCACGAATCTGTGTGTATTCCGTTTTATCCGGGCGGGTGCCGTTTCTCGCCATAATCGCCTGCACCGCTCCGGCACCGGCGGCGGCATCCTCAACCTGAGTCAGCCCTGTTTCCGTAATGGCCCATGCGGAGTGGTTCAGTACCTGCGATAAATCATTGACGGCACCATTATCGGTCGTGGTGGTGGCACTATCGCCGCTTGCCCATGTGCCGCCGGTGTCATTAATCCGAACGTTGTTGTCAGTCCAGTCCATCCTCGCCCCCTTCTGCGCTGACAGGCATCTCCGCCAGCTCTTTCTTTTTCTCGCGGCCTCTCTGTTCAACTTGGCTTTCCCAGTCCCTGCCCTGCTCTGCGGCCAGATCACCGAGTGTTGCAATATTGCTTTGCAGCGCCATTATGTTGGCCTTCATTTCTTTGAGCGGGTCTACATGGCCCTTGCTCGGCCCAATCCACGTACAGTTTGTGTATTCGGCCATAGCGTCGTAAAAGTCCGGGCCGCCGGGCGGCAGCGTCAGCTCGCCGCGCAGCCATGCTTCCTCTAAAACCATGCACCATACCGGATGACAGTAATGGCGCTCAAGCCATGTGCGGTACAGCTTGTACACACGCCATGCCTCAAGCAGGGCCGCTCGTGCCGAGCTGTAGTTCGTTTTGGAAAAGTCCTTTGCCACGACCTCGTAGGGCATGCCCACAGATGCGCCGACGGCCCGCAGGATAGTCTCAACAAATCCATCAAACGTGTTTCCGGGCCGCTCGTTTTTCAGCACATGCGGTTTTTCGCCGGGGTTGCCGTACATGATCTGTCCGGGATCAACTTCCTGATATTTGATCTCGTCATCGCTGCCGGGGTTCTCCGTCGGGTATCCGCTCGTAAAATCAACCGCGTTATTTTTCTCGACAAAGACAGGGAACGAGCTGGCCACGATCGCGCCGACCAATTCAAAGTCCAGATAGTCAGACAGGTCTCGGAAAAACTTCATGGCCGGTGCAAGGATAGACACGCCCCGAACCCGGTCCGGCTCTTTCGCAGCGGCATGAAATGAGTGCAGCACACCGGGCCGATGGCCGATCCATGCCGGGTAATATGTGAAATCTTTTGACGTAAGGTGCAGGCTCATCCTGCCGCTTTTCGGTGTTGCGACGTAATACCCGGAAGGGCCGCCGGAGGTGGTCAGCTTTACACCGTCCCTAATTGACTGGTTGCCGGCCAGATCAGAAGGTGTTGCCATGCGCTCGGTAGACAGCGCCTGTAATGCCAAGCGGACCTTTGACTGTCCGGGCATGGGCGGGTCTTTTCGCATGGTCGGCAAAGACAAATATTCGCCGGTCATCAAGAACGAGTAGATAGTCTGATATTGCTGGTCGCCAAAGTGTAAGCGGTTGTTGATGTCCGAGTGAGTAGACCATTTTCGGAAAACCCACTCGGCATTCTCAGCGAACGTTTTGGCCTGCTGCTCTGTTATGTTTAGAAGCTTCCACTTCGGCTGAGACTGCGGCATCAATCCGCTGCCGACAGAATTGACGGTCATTGATTCGATGCAGGATGTGGCGTGGGGATGGTTGGCGGTCAGGTCTTGCGCCCGGCTTGTTACGGCCTCTCGCTCAGTCCCTTCGTTGTATCGTGTCAGCTTTTTGACGATCCAGTTGAAAAGCGTGCCTTTCTTCTGGCCGCCCCGCCGCTGAACAGGGCCGACGTTTGTAATAGCCGCCTTGTATTGCAGCCGCTTAAACCCGGTCTTTGGCGATACATATCCGATTACCCGATCAAGGCGTGACGGTTTGATTTTCATCGCCTAACCCTCCCGCGAACGAAAACAGGCCCCTGGGTGCCGGAAAGGGCCTGCTTCTCTGACTCTAAAAATCGTAATGTTTTGCGGATTTCGGGAAGGTCGGCATAGGTGAGTTTTCGGCCGGATGCGTCGGTAAACTCTCTACCTGCGGCAACGTCCTTTAACGCCGCCTTCCATGCGGTAATCTGTTCGTTAAGTTCTGTTACAGTCCATATACTCATGCAGCCATGAGATCATCAAAAGAAGCGGCTGTCTGTAACGCATGAAAAGGATGATACAAAAGAAACAAATGATACAAAAGAAACAAATGAAACGGGATTTTCAGTATTGCTTCAAGTTTTTGTCGTTCATCACACCTCCGCCTCATCCCGCTGCTGCCGGAACGATTCAACCGCCGCCTCCGTGATACGAATGCAGTGTGCCGTCCCAAGCCGTGACGCAGGCAAATGACCACTGTTGATAAGCCTGTAAATGGTCGCCCGGCTCACGTTCAACCGTCTGGCCGCCTGACTGACATCAAGCAGTTTCCCTGTTGTCATGATCGCCCCCTGTCATGAAAATGATTAATCGTTAGCCGTATACCGATCAGCACAAGGAAAAACAGAATAACCGCGCCGAAAAACCACGGCACCCAAAAGAATACAAATTTAAACATAGCCTACCTCCTGTTGAACCACGACGGCCTCCGCCGTGCGCTCGCGTTGTTTGTCCTGCCGGGTGCCTGTCTCTTTTCCGGTGCCCTGCCACCCGGCTTCCCGGTGCGTAACAGATTCAGCCCGCCGCCCGGACACTCCGGGTCAACGAGCGCATGCGCGATAACCTCGGCATCAAAAAGATGATTTTCACCACGCACATGCACCCAACCCCCAACTCCCTTTCTGTCAATCTGCTTCTCCTCGGCCATTATTTGCCTGACGTAATCATTGCCGGTTTCGCCATGCAGGTACGCCGCCTGCGGGTCGCCGTCGCCCGCAACAGCCTTTGACAGCCGGAAATGGTACGCATCTTTCATGTCATCCGTGTCGATGCTGATAATCTGCAACCCGCCCGGTATCGGCTTGCCTGACGGTGCCCGGTCCAGCGGTTTCCCCACACTCAACTTGCCGGCAAGCCTCGTATTTGACCCTTTCGTGCACCACACACGGCACCCGCGGCCCGTGCCGTTCTTCCGCACCCACCAATAAACCTCCTCCGTCATGGACATGGCATCATCAAATTTTGTGCCGCCGATATCGATGCCCGCACGCCATACCGGCAAAGACCGCTTCCCGGCCTGATCCGGATACGCCGTCTCGAACAACAATCGTTCAATGTCCTGCCATTCCGCCAGATGACCGTAATCAATAAGCCATGATGTGTAATCGGCCGCCCACGCCCGGACTGCAAACCAAAAGCCGTATTTCTGATTGTCAATCCCGCATGTCAATACCACGGCATCCTCCGGGATAGTTTGCGGCGGCAGATCAACCCGTGCTTTCAGTATCTCCGCCTCGTTCGCCTCAACAACCACTTGTTTCCACGGCTCGGCCAGACTGGAATTGACAAACCCCTGTATCTGCTTGAGGTCGCCGCTTTTCACCGCGTCGATCCATTCGCTGACCAGATTCTCAAGACGACCGCCGGGAAACAGGGAATACAGGCGATTTGTGTGAAATCCGATTTTCCGGGCATGCGTCGGTACCTCCGCTCTCGGCACCATTCGGCCCTGTTGCACGGCCTGATTTTTCTCCACTGTTGACCAGATCGCCTCACACTCCCCGCACTGATACCCGGCCGCCTCGATCTGTTCACGGGTCGCCTCCCGGCCGCCTTCCCATACGACCTGACCGACCTGATGCAAGGTGCCATCCTCTGCTCTGTACTGACCATCCACGCAGCCAGACGCGTATTTCAGCGACCACCGCATCGGCTGCATCTGCCCGCATTCCGGGCAGGGCACGTGCCAGTCATAAATCACGTCACAGGACTTCAGCTCCCGCGTGATCCGTCCGGTGTCAAGCGTCGGTGTTGACAGTAGCGCAATCTTCCGGTTGGCGAACGTATTGGTTCGCTCTTTGGCCAGCCCGATGGCGTCGCCCTCGTTGGTTGTGACCTCGTATCCTTGCTTGTCGATCTCGTCACAACACACGATCCGGAACGGCCTCGATGCCAAGCGTGCCACAGAGGATGCCCACGCGAATGTCAGCCTTGCGCCATTGATAAATCCCAGCTCCCGCTTAGTCCACTGGTCCTTGTCCGGCAGGTGCTGAAGATCCGGAGATTCAAAAAACATTGGCTGCACACGACGCCTGGACATCTCCTGTATGGCCGTGTCCTCATCTGCAAGCACAAGCATGATGCTGGACGGGTCTTGATCGATATAATACCCGATAACATTCAGCATGGCATCCGTCCCTCCGATCTGCGCCGGTTTGCAAAAAACCACGGTCTCGACATCCGGGTCAGCGAACACGTCCATGATGGGCGGCAGCACCGGCACCATGCCGGACTGATACGGG